GCCAAGAGGGCGGCCCATGGGTGCCTCACCTCCGACCACGAGGTCCTGACCCCCTCTGGGTGGCAACCCATCAACACCATCGATGTGGGGATGCGCGTCGCCTGCTGGGACACCGATGGATCCATCTCCTTCCAGCCCACCTTGGGGGTGACCAGCTTCCTCTACGAGGGAACCCTCCATCAGTTCGAGGGCACGGCCTATTCCCTCCTTGCCACCCACGATCACCGGATGCCCTACACCACCGACAACAAGTTCAAGGTGGCACCAGCCGAAGCCCTCCCTTCCTCTGCTCGCCTGCCCGTGGCCGGCCACTATGTCGGGGGCCAGCAGACCGTCACCCCCATTGAGGCAAGGCGCATTGCCGCCCTGCAAGCCGACGGCAGCAGCACCTCAGGCAACCTCCGCTTCCATCTCAAGAAGCCGCGCAAGATCCGGAGGGTTGACTTCCTCTTCGGCCCCCAAAACTGGGTGACGGATAGCAAGGGCGCAAAGTCCTGCACCATCTCCCGCAAGGTATTCAATCCCGATAGCTTCAAGCTGCCCGGCCCCTACCTCTTGGGGTGGTCCCGCGAAGCCCTAGAGGCATGGCTCGATGAGACCCGCCACTGGGACTCCCACGTGGGCAAGACCCATGTCAGCTTCCATAGCGTCCGCAAGGAAACCATCGATTGGTACCAGACCATCGCCGCCCTGTGCGGGAAGGGAACCACCTACCAGGGAACCACCCTCAGCGGCTTTGGCAGCATCGTCCATAGGGCCAACCTCAACCGGCGCACCCTGAGTCGCGCGTCCCACCTGAAGGTCACCAAGATCCCCACTGAGGGGACGCCAGTGCACTGCCTCACCGTGCCCACCTCCTACTTCCTGGTGCGCCGCAACAACAAGATCATGGTCACTGGCAACAGCAACTACGGGGGCAGCGCCTACACCATCGCGCGCGTCCTCAAGGTGGAGACCAAGCTCATCGAGGAGTTCCAATCCAAGTATTTCCGCACCTTCCCCAACCTCAAGAAGTGGCAGGTCTGGGTGGCCCAGCAGGTACAGACGGAGCGCCACCTAGTCACCCCCTTTGGCCGACGCCGCAACTTCTGGGAGAACCCCCGCGACGACACCACCATAAGGGCGGCCATCGCCTACGTGCCCCAGAGTACCGTGGGGGACATGACCGCGCGGGGCCTCCTCGCCATCCGCCAAACCCTCCCGGAGGTGCAGATCCTCAACAACATCCACGATGCTGCCTTCGGCCAGATCCCCCTCCACCTCAAGGACACCCTGGTGCCCCGCATCGTGGAGGCGCTGACATTTCCCTTGCAGGTAAAGGACATATGGGGTAACATTCGGGAGATGACGATCCCGTGGGAATCCCAAACTGGGATGAACTGGGGCAAGCGCAAGAAGGACAACCCGGATGGACTGGCCTGACTACCTCGGTAGCAAATTCCACAGTGAGCGGCTAGCCTCTTCCATCCGGGCGTACTGGAGGAAGCGCGGCCACGAAGTCAAGGTCTGGGTCGAAAAGGAAGGTACCGTCTATGTCATCCGCAGCACTCTCCAGTTCACGTTTCCGTTTGCCCAACCGGCGCGAAAGCACCGTTGAGGAACTCCTCTTCAACGGGGAGCGCTACCACCTCTCCTACTCCACCCTCGGCGGGAAGGTGTGGGAGGTCTTCATCTCGGGGCCCCGGGCGGGCACGGACCTCTATGCCATTTGCTGCACCGCCGCCACCCTCGTATCCCTCGCCCTCCAGCATGGGGTGCCCCTCTCCGTGATGCGCGAAGCTGCCCTGCGCGACAAGGAGGGTAATCCCGTAGAGATCGTGGGAGCCGTGTTGGATGTCCTCTCCAACTCTGGGGCATAGGCCCCTCTACCTCCCCAAGGACAATCCTACGCGCATCCAGCGCAAGGGCATCCTCTACGAGAAGAAGGTGGTGCGCCACCTGGCTGAGGGGGGCAACCTCGACACCTTCATCATCCACGGCCAATGGATCTACTGGGACAAGGCGGTGTGCCAGCCCGACATCATCGTCGTGCCCCCCAAGGGTCCCGTCGTGGTGGTGGAGGTGAAGCTCACCCAGAAGCGCAACGTGGAGAAGAAGCTACGCGAAGTCTACGGGGTTGCCCTCCAGCACATCTTTGCCGGGCGTAGCCTCTCCTACTGCCAGATCTACAAGAACCTCGACGACGGGGAGCCCTTCTCCCTCGACCCGTGGGACATCCTTACCCTCAAACCCTTCGAGTATGGAGAGATACAATGGCGCTGAATGAAATGCTGGAGATCCTCGACGAGTGGCTGCAGGATAACACTGCGGAGCCCACCCACCTGGAGGACATCGTGCAGCTTCTAGAGGTTATCGCAGAACACCTGCGGGACCTCGAAGGCAACTAACCCAGGAGAAGCTGGAGTTTCACCGATTCCAGTATCCCCGCCATCTGCACGGGGGAGATGAGGCCGGCGATGGTTCCAAAGGAATCGTTGTCCTTCGTCATCCCCACCACCACGAACCCCTCCAGGTTCCCCTCGGCCACCAGCCTCTGCAACTCCGCGAGGGCCTGGGTAATCTCCGGCATGCCGGTGTCCCCCTCCTTGGCGGGGCGCATCCCCTCGGGTATGTGCTTTGCCCTGAAGTCCACGATGTCAGCCACGCTTGATCTCCTTCAGCATCTTCTTGGCCATCTTGCCCACGTTCTTGGGCTTGCCCACCGCCATCTTCTTCTTCATGGGCGGCCTCGAAATCTGGGCGGGGATGTTGGCGCGCGTGATCGTCATCGCAGCTTCCTCTTCTTGGTGATGCACCCAAGGGGAATCATCATCTCCCCCCAGTAGCTGGGATCGTTGGTATCATGGAGGTCCATCGTACTGACGATGAGCACACTGGTATCCGTCACCTTGTGGACCCAGCCCACGGTGCGAATGTGGGGGGCGGCGAGAGAGTCGATCTCCTTCTTCTCCCGCCACTCATGGCCGCCCAGCGTCGCAGCGTCCACCCACTCGATGTAGTAGAGGTCACCCGCCTTCATGACGCTCTAGCTTCTCAAGGATCTTGAGGAGAAGCTCCTTCACTTCCTTGAGGGTGGGGTCGTCTTTCAGCGGTCCATACATATAGCAGGAGCCAAGCAGCGGGGGCAGGTCCCACGATTGATTAAAGTGTGCCATTGAATTTCCAAGCCTTTCCTTCGGTGACGATGCAGGCCACGTCGCCCTTCACACCCACCAGCGTCCAACTCTTGGTGCCGGCATAGAAGGTGTAGATGATCTCGGGGGCCTGGAAGGTAACCTGAGGCACCTCCCCGAAGTTGTCAAGGAGATAGCGGGCTACCCCCTGTGCGGGTCCGCAGTTGGCCCACGCCGTCCCCGGCAGCAGAGTGAGGAGGAGGGCCAGCTTCTTCACGACGCCATCTCCATGGCCACGCTCTGCACATCCTTGACGCGCTTGGCCCAGCCCTTTCCAAAGGTATCCCAGATGGGCAACCTCTGGAGGAAGGCCAGCCGGTACTCGCACACCCACGGGATGAGCGTCGTGGGGTCTGCCTTCTGTATGGCACCTAGCGTCACGGGACCCAGCACCCCATCGGCATTCACCGCCAGCGCCTCCTGTACCGCCACGATGGCCCGCTTGGGACCCGAATTGACGGCGTAATCGAAGAGGCAGAGATCCACCCCCTTGGGTAGCTCGTCCCCTCGCACCTTGTCCCAGTAGCGCTTGCGATAGATCTCGTCGCGGTGCGCCGCCGGCATATTGCGTAGCTCCTCCTTGGTGGCCTCGCGGCCCAGCCAATGGGAGTACGTGGCAATGGTGATGCCCTGCATCGTGGCACCGCCGGGGTCGCGGGGGTGGTCGGCCCACCCGCCCTCGTGGCGCAGCACCTCAGCGAGGCACCTATCGAAGTTGTCCTTCACTTCTTGCGCTCCTGCGCCTTGTCCCAACTGCGAAGGGCACCCATACCCAACATGCCGAACATCAACTCCCACAAGTTGTTATCCAGCACCGGCCACTTAGGAATGGGGTGCCCCGCAAGGGAGAGAGTGAATCCGGCCAGCGGTACTAGCATATACGAGTAGGCCAGCGCAAGCGCACACACCCAACCGATGGCAGGACGCCACCCTGAGACGAAGACGCTCTGGTGCCCGGCCTCGGCCTTGTTGACCTCCATCTGCCCCAGGTCCCCCCGAAGGGAAGCATCCAGGAGGGTGGCCTGCATCTCCAGCTTGGCTTTCTCGGCGGCAGCCTTGTCAGGGATGACGCGATCAAGCACAGTCCCCAGCAGGGGCAGCAGGGCACTGAGGATGGGCAACATCACTTCTTCCTTCCAGAGGGACTCACCGGCCAACTCTTCCGGGCGGGCCCGGTCTTCTTGGCGGCCATCGTGGCCTTCTGCGAGGGGGTCATGCGGGCGGCAGCAGCGGCGGGCCGGCAGGCAGGGTAACCGCGCTTGCCCTTCTCAGCACCGCTGCGGCCACACTCCTTGCCCGTCTTAACGTCAACCCACTTCTCCCCGAACCACTTGCCCAGGCCGCCCTTCACTTCTTCTTCACGCGGTTGTCCGCGCCTCCCCACGTCCCGCCCTTCTTCTTGTACTCCTTGGCAGCCCACGCATTCGCATACGCGCTGGGGTACACATCGAACTTCTCACGGGCCGCCGCCTTGGTGGCAGCCCACAGCTTGGGGTTCTTGGGGGTGGACTTGGCCATTAGCAGTTCCACGCGCGCAGGGACTTGTTGATCCTGCTGTTGGGGTCGTTGGCCGTCTTGGCCGAGGTTAACTTCTTCTTCATGCCCTTCATGCGGGCGCAGAAGCTGTCGCGGCGCGGGCCGCCTTCCGGCTGCGGAGCCTTGAGGCCGGGCTTGCCAGGGTTGGCCCTATTGTAGGAGGCGCGGCCCTTGGCGTTGAGGCCGCCCGCTTCGGACTTCCCCTCCTTGCGCTGCCACGCGGGTGTCTTAGCCATAGGTATGCTCCAGCTTCCGGGTGCTAATGAATTCCCAACCGTCATGCGGGAACCCCCCGGCCACACCCTTAAGTAGTGTAACCCCGGAAGTCCACATGGCCTGGGCGGGACCAGCATAGCCTTCTTTCTGGTTGGGGTCAAGATAGCAGCCGGCCACCAGCCCGAAGAGCTTCTCCCTGCCCTTTCGGATGGCCACGTCCCAGATGTGGGTATGGCCCATGACGCACGAGCGGTACTGCTTCTTGAGGAGAGTGGCCGCCGGGTACTCCCCGCCCACGCTCTTGCCCATCACCCCCGTCACGAAGTAGTGGGAGGCGGCGAGGCCCCGCACCTGGAACTCCTCAAGGAAGGGCACCACCTCCCAGGTGGCCAAAGCCAGGTCGTCGGTGCTAAGGGTACCCCGTAGCTCGGGGACGTTGTCCACCGCCCTATCGATGCGGGCCTCGTGGTTCCCCATGAGAAAGACCTTCTTGCCCTTCCACAACCCCAAGGTGAAGAGGGCCTGGTTGGCGGCAGCCATATCGGCGTTGATGGTCCTGCCGTCGAAGCTGCCCTTCCGCCGCCCGTTGCCCGTGAGGGCGCTGCCGTCATAGGAGGAGAGGGAGGGCATATCGGCCAAGTCCCCCAGGCACAGGAGCATATCCGGCTGGGTATCCTTGAGGTACTTGAGGAGCCACTCGAACCGGCGGTTATTGACTCCGGGGCGCGCGTGGGAATCCGGGAGGATGAGGACGTTCACTTGAAGATCTCCTCAAGGGTCGGAAGCTCCTGCTTCTTGTCGCCCAGGATGAGCTTCCAGATGGTGGGGCCCACGCCCTCCCCGTGGCAGTAGATGCGCATGCCCATCTCCGCCGCATGCTCGAAGAAGTACTGGGCGTCCTGTGAGGCGGCAATCAACTCCCCCGTGCTCCAGAACTTCTTGCCCGTCTGCCCGATGGAAATCTCCATGTACTTGGGGCGACCCTGCTCATCCTTGGCCGTCTTGTCAATTTGGCCCTCGGGGTAGCAGAAGTCGAATCCGAAGAGGTGGAACTCGCTATACCCCAGGGAGAGGCTCAGGGACATTGCCCGCCACGCCGCGCAGGTGCCGCCGTTGACGAGGAGGGAACCCGGCGGGAACACCTCGCTCTTCAGCAGCGCCTGCGTCATGGCGTGCCAGCCCCACACATTCTTGGTGCGCGCCATCACGTGCCGCGTGACGGAGGGGTCGGACATCGAAGCCACCAGCACCTTCGTGGTGGGCGGGATGTCCTCAAGGAGGTCGGTGCGCTTGATGCCGTGAGTGGAGATGCCATCGACGGGGCGCGGATCCAGCAGCACGAGGTAGTGGGGGTCGATGCCCCAGCCCAGCACCGTGGGCAGCGAGTGCTTCACCACCGCCACGTCGGCACCCTCCCGCCACATCTTGAGGATCTTGTCCTTCCTCTTGTGGATGTCGGGGCCCGCCGACACAATCACCAGCTTGCGGGAGTGGGGCCGCGCCTTGGTGACCCACCGGGAGAGCAACTCCATGTTCTCCTTGACGTTGCTGATGATGTGGTCCTTGGGCATGCAATCCTGCGCCGTGACCTTGAGGGGCACACCCCCCATGCCCGCCCCCGGAAGATCGGGGAGGCCCTCGCCCACCGCCGCGATCTGGACGATGCCACCCCCTGACACCCTATCCTTGCTCTTGTAGACGCGCTTCTCCCGGAGGATGCGGGTGAAGGTGGCCTCCACCCCCCTGAATTCGGCAGCGGGCATCCCGCCCTCGGGGTCCGCCACGTAGTAGTCGTCGAAGACCACCACGGGAATGCGCTTGCACATCTCCCAATCATGTGCGATGGTATCCACCGAGTGGCCCCCGTCGAGCCACGCGAATTCCACGCCCGCCACTTCCCGGAGGGTATCCTTGGTGTCCCCCTTCGTGAGGTGGAACTCGAACTTCTTTCCCTTGGCGGCCATCGCCTCCGCGAACTCTCCCAACTTCTTGGTTACATCCTCAAGGGAGAAGTGCTTCTTGATGTTGTGTTCCTTGGCGTCGGTATCCGCCGATGCCTCCTCGAAGAGGTCGTAGCCGTGGTAGACAACGTGGTCGTGTTTCCCAAACGCAACCTGCGCCATCTGCAGGGCCCGGTCACCATTCCATGTGCCGGTCTCCAGCAGGACGCTGGGCATGTAGTGCTGGACGAGAGCCAGCAACTGGTCGTAGCGGGTCCTCAGTCCCGGGATAACCTTGGTGTTCTTGCGAGCCCCCTTGAGGTGGGTGAAGACCTCCTTCAGCGGGCTGTTCTCGAAGGCGTCGAGCCCTACGTAGTCGGGGTCCACGAGGTTGACGGCCTCCAGCCCATGCATCTTGTGCATCTGGAGGACACGCTCGAAGATGAAGGCGTCAGTCCACTCGCTGTAGTTGAAGATCTCCCCCGTCATGTACATGTCGTACATATCGGCTATGAGGGTGCGCCCCTCATTCCCGGCGAAGTAGATGAAGCCCGTCTCCGAGTAGTTGATGCCCTTCCTCCCCAGGTGGGTGACGTGCCCCCGGCAGATATCCTGGAGCCACCCCAGGGTGAGGGGCTTTGTAGTGAGTACATCGCCGTCGAGCCACAGGAAGGGCGCAGGGTCACGAGCCGCATCGTGCAGGGCGAAGACCTTCGCGCAGAACTTCACGGCGTCCAGACGGTAGTTGTAACCCTCCGGGGTGTTCCCATCCTTGTCCGCGTGGGCCCGCTTGAATTCGTTGAAACCCTCGACTTCCTCAAGGCGCTTGACGACGAGGGGCCGGTGCTGGCATGAAACCTCGGCGGGGTCCATCCCATCCACGTAGACGGTGAGGGAGATGTTGGAGTCCCACAGGCGAGTGGAGTCCAGGAAGTTCTTGCCGTAGAGGTCCCAGCCCTTCGGCCCCCAAGAAGTAACGATTCTCATCGGAAGAGGTCCACCTTATGGTTCCAGTTGTAGAACTCGTGTTCAACCAGCGCCTTCTCCGCATTCCATGCGGCAGCGTAGGGAACGTCCTTGTAGTTGGGGAACCACGGTCCCCCGTCAGTGAAGTGGATGGCCTTCGGGCTCTCGTAAGAGTAGCGCGTGGTGGGACTGTGATATGGAAGCCAGTTCCAAGTCTCGTCGATCTCCCCTATGGAATCCGTCCACTCGAAACCGTGCAGCCACGACCCCTTCTGGGTGTTGACCGCTTCGAGGTCCAGCTTCCGGCAATGGGGGTGCAGGGGATTCAGAACCATGAGGGAGGACCACAGCTTGCGGTGGTACTGCTGCTGCGCCACCCCGTCCATCTTGACGGCTTCTTTGGGACGAAACTTGTGTTGCACCACCGAGACTGCCCGCTCGGGATCGCAGAATTGGAGCATCTTTGCGATGTCCTCGAAGAAGAGGAAGTCGCAATCCACGAAGACCACAAGGTCCTCGATGCCATTTTGGCGGGCCAGGTGGGGCACGAGGAAGCGCGAAAAAGAGAACTCCGTGGAGAACGGCTTGCCGTCCCCCATGTCGATCATCTGATTGCCTTCCCGGTAGAGTGTGCGCCAGTACTTCCCTGCAGCCTTCAGGGAGTCCAGCTTGAGCGGGGTGATGACGCAGGGAACGCTACAATGCCGCTTGATGCTATGCGCGGCTACCTTGTAGGCGATGTCCTCCCTAGAGTCATAGCCAATGAAGATGTGCAGCATGCCTGAATCTTAGGGGGCATGCCCCCGGAAGTCAAGCTAAATTACTCTCGCAATCTGGCGGCGTACTCCCCGCGAACCCCCTTCGGTACCGCTTCCAGGCGCTCGGGGCCCAACTGCATCTTCTTCAGCTTGTTCTGGATGCTGGTATTGAAGGAGGAGGGATCCTGGATGATGCGGTCCCGGAGGGGCTTGCCCCTATCATACTTGGCAATCTCCTTGAAGTACTCGTTGGCTTCTTGCCGGTACTTCACGCGGGCCTCGGCATCCAGCGCATTGAGGGACTTGTTGAGGGCGGTGGCAATCTTGTCGCTATAGGACTGCCGCGCCTCGTCCATCTTGGTGCCGAGTTGCTTGGTCTCCTCCAGCTTCTCGCGGCCCACCGCCACCTTCGTGGGAGTGAAGCCCATGCCCACCTTGGCCACATCGACGGTCTCCCGCATCTCCTTGGCGGGCACCGCCGGCTCGATCTTGCCGGGGGTGATGAAGCCGGACTCCTGCATCACCTGGGACTTGACGATGTTGCGGACCATCAAGGGGGCCAGGGAGGCGTAGGCCATGGCGTCCTCGCCCTTGCTCTTGTAGGCCAGGAAGTCACGGATGCCGCCGCCCACCGCGCCCCCAAGGGGACCGAAGTTGGTCCAATCGAGTTGCAGCGGATTGAACTGGATGATGTCCAGCGCCGTCCTCTTGGAGATATCCACCCCCGAGGCGCGGAACGGCCCGTTGAGGACCATGTCGGCCAACTCGGCGGGGGTCCCCAAGAAGTTGAGGGCGGGCAAACTCTTGAACATATCCTGGAGGGCCTCGCGCACCTGCGCGCGCACTGCCGTGGGACTGATGCCCAACTCCACCCCGAACTTGCGGGTGAACCAATCGAGGGCATCGCCCGCCGGGGCAAGGAAGGGCAGGCCCCAAATCCCCGAGGTGGACATGATGCCCATGAAGAGGAGCGTCGTCATCTTGCGCGCCTCTGAGGAGTTGGCGAGGTTGCCCCCGTAGTAGCGCATCGACTTGTTGAAGAGGCCCAGCATGAAGATGGGGAAGGCGGCAAACTGGGTGAGGACCCCGAGGGCCATCCCGTGCATGTAGCGCGCACGGAAAGCCTTGGACATCGTACCCTGGGTGTTATCGGAGGCGAAGAACGCGGCCTCCATGGGGTCGTTGACCTCCACCCCCACCTTCTTCCCGAACTTGCCCAGGGTGTCCAAGGTCTTCTTGTCCTGCGCCATCCTAAAGGCAGCGAGGGCCGTGGCCATTCGGTTCATCGTCTCCACGGCGGTGAAGGCGAAAGAGCCTACCTCCACCACTTTGCCGATGAGCTTGCCCGCCGCGTACAACTCCTTTATCTGGCTGCCGGCAAGCTGGGTAGGGGCCTGGTCGCGCGAAAGCATAGCCTGGAAGTGGCCCCGCTTCAAGCCCTCTCGCAGCATCTCCAACTCGGCGGGACTCACCTTGCCCACCAGCTTCTCGATTTCAAAGGGGTCACCCCCCGCAGAAAAGGTGAAGGCCTTGGTGATATCCTTGATGGCCCGCCCGAGTTGCATGGCGGCATTGCCGGTGCCACCCGCCGCGCCCAGGAAGGGCAGGGAGGCGTGGGGAATCTGGGTGAAGTTGACGACGGCGGAGGAGAGGTTGCCCCACAGCGTATAGAAGAAGGCCAGGGCCTTCAACTGGGCGGTGCGCGCCTCGTTGCTATGAAGGTACTCCTCCTGGGTGTTGGCGATATCTAGCAACTTGGGGTCGTTCTTGATGGAGGCCATCGCTTCCCGGCGCAGCCCCTCGGTGGCCTTGTTGGCTACCCAATCGGAGGTGGATGCCACGAACGGCGCGAAGATACTACGGAGGTAGGTATCGTAATTCTCGGGGGTGAGCCACCCCGGGACATTTTCGCGCTTGCGCAGGCGGGCCATGGGCACGGCAGCTTCCTGCCTGAGGGACTGAAGGATGTCCTTCACCTCCTCCATGCTAGCCCGGCCATTCTTCTTGGGATTGAGGATGGCCGTAAAGAGAATGTCCATCTTGGTGATGGCATCGACCTTGGGGAGAAACTGCTTGAGAAGTTCCTTGCGCTCCACCATGTCGAAGGGCTGGGAGATCTCGGTGGCCCCCAGCTTCCTTAGCTCCTCGATGCGCTTGAGGGCCTGCTGCTTGCCCCCGCCCTGGAAACCCTTGATGGGATTCCACCCGAAGTCCTGGAGGTGCATCTGCCCGTTGAGGTTGTAGGTGATGCCCCAGCGCCCCTTGCGGATATGGGGGATGTAGCCCTCCTTGCGGATGGATTCCATGCGCCGAAGGATGAGGGCATCCCTGCCCATGGGTGTCTCGTTGGGCCCATACCCCATCGCCACCTTGGTGGAATCGATCATGTGGGTAAAGAGTTCGTCCATCACCCGCCGCATTTCCTTGCGGGTATCATTCAGTTTCTTGGGGAGGGTTACCGTCTCGCCCTGCTTGACGCCGACGTGATCCTGCTGCGCCGTGATGGTAGCGGTGCCATCGGCATTCTCGGTGGCGAGGCGGCCCTCTGCATCCTCCACCTCCATGATGCGGGTGATGGCCCGCCCCTCTTTGGTGTCGAGGTCGGCCACCCTGCGCATCGACTCGGCATACTCGTAGTTCAGGCGGCTACGAATCTGCTCGCCCGTCTTCAGGGCGTTGACATAGGGGCGCAACTGGGGCCAAGTGGTAGCCAGGTTGTCCAGCGAGACGAAGCCCGACATGAACTTGAGGAAGCCGTTCATGGCGCGGAATGGCTCGTCCCCCGCCTTCATCGCCTCAAGCTGCTGGCGCTGCACCTCCACCCGCTGGAAAGCGGGGGTAAGCACCCTGGACCTCTGGGGGTTGCAACTATTGGCCATCTCTTACCTGCAATCGTAGGGTTTGGTGGCGGGCTCCCCCATCTCCACCTGCCTATTGATATCATCATTCAGCTTGCGGGCAAACTCCGCAAGATCCTTGTTGCCCTTCGGCAGGTTGAGTTCCCGCGAGTTGACTTCGGGGAAGAACTCGGAGATGGCGCGCCACGCCCGGTCCTGCCCCAGCGTCGTCCACTGCTCGCGACCAACTGGAATGTTTTCCTGTCGAAGTTTTTCCTGACGCTTCTTTGTTTCAACTTTCTTATCGACTACGTCCTTGAAGTCACGAATTGTGGAGGTTACTTTTTGACCAAGCTCTTGCAGCTTTGGGAGTTCTACTCCAAGTACATTCTCCACCATGGCAGAGGCTTTACGGGTATTCTGGTACATTGAGTAGATGGTAGAAGCGGGAATCTTGCTGACGATCTCCTTGGCTTTGCGGAAAATCGCAAAGTCTTCCCGTGACTCTTCGAGCATTTTGTCAAGTCTGTCAAAAAACTCCGCTGGCCACTCCGAAATTGGTTGCGAAAACGGATGGTCAGATTCTACGTTCTTGCGAATAAACTCCGCAAAAGCTTGACGATTTTCCGGTTTATCGAAATTGTTCGATGTCAGTGTGTCTAATATGTCGTAGGTGCTTCTACGAAAATTTCCCGCATCTTCTATATAATTTGTTGGTAATTCCGCAATTTCTCCGTCCATCATTATTCTAGCCCATTTAGTACTTCCATCTAAGGCTGCCTCTTTCATAGTATCTTCTAAGCGATGACGAAAAACTACATAGTCGGAGCTTGGTTTAAATGCGGGGATGCCTTCGCGCAACATAGATATGAGTGAATTGTAATCGTATCCATTTATTACAGCATCGAATTCATCTGCAAAAACAGAATTACCCGATTGCTCAAGAATGTTTTTGATGACCTCGGTGCTGCTTTCCGCATCGATCTCACGTAAAGCTTTTCCGATGGCAGCTTGTTTTTCGCGATAAGCCACTATCTGTTTTTGAATTCTGCTTTGAATTGGGTTTCGCGTTTCTCCCGCCTTAGAAACTCTGCCATCGGTGCGCAGGTCAAAATAATCTTGCCATACGCGCTCAACATTGGATTCTGCCTTGTTCATGGCCTCCTTGATTTGCCTGCCCTTGGCATGCCAATCGGAAGGCAACCCCGGAATACCCTTGCCCGAAATGATGTCGCGCATGGTCGTGACCATGTCGGCGGCCTTGCCCGCCCCCGCGCCTGCCGCCATTACTGCCCGTCCCGTCGGGCTCACGGCAGCAGCCGCCTGCCCCATTCCCCGCAGGAACCCGCGACGACCCAGGCCGGAAGACATAGCTTGGGGGATATCGGCTTCGGTGGCCGAAGGGGGCATCGTATCCTGCAGCGAGTTGAGCCACTCGGCCACTTCCTGCGAGGGGGCAAACTTGCTACGCGCCCCCGTGAAGAACCGGCGCAGGGTATCAGCCAGCTTCTTGAAGAACTTGTCTACCGCCGTAAGGGGCTTCTCCTGGGTGGTGGCCCACCTGGAAACCTGGTCCGCGAACCACTCGCCAAACGACTGCCAATAGAGGGAGAGGTCCTTGGCGGGGTACGTCCCTGCTCCTTTTACGCCACGCCCGCTGCGCAGAGCCCGCATCGCCTCGGCGTATTCGCGCGCCGACTTGGGAAGGTTCTCCGCCTGGAACTTCTTGAAGGCAGCCTCGATGCGCCTCCTGACCTCGGGGGAAGCATTCTGCAGGGCCACCTTCTCTACCAAGTGTCCCATCTCGTGTGCCAGGACTTCCAGCGTCTTGACGACGGTCATCCCTGGGCGCACAATCACGACGTGGTCACCATCCCCAAGGGAGACGCTAATTCCATTGGTCCCCGGGAATTTCTGCGCCAGGTCCATGAGCCTGCGCCACTTGCCGGCGAACCTGTTCCCCATCTCCCGCGCGGCCTCAGGAGTAACCAGGAGGATGCGCTGGCCGCCCAGCCCCAGCATACCCATCCACTCGCGGGCAATCCCCGCCACCTCTGGCTTGACATCGGGAGATGCATGCAGCTTCTCGCCCGCCTTGAAGGGGCCGTTGGGATTGGCGGCAGCCTCCTTGTTCTCGGCGGCAACCACGTCAGCGCGCGCCTTCTGCAGCTTCGCCAACTCCTCCTTGGTGAAGAGGGCGTTGTCCCTGACCCTATCGAGGCTAACCGGCAGCAGCCTGTCACCCTTGGCGGGCACATAGATGGTGCTGCCCAGCATTGAGCTAGTCTGAACGAGGGCGAGGTTGCCCTCCTGCCACACCACCCGGCCACCAATGTCCCGGGCATGCTGCTCTGCCAGGCTCTCGGACATCGCTTGGGCGGCGGGGGGCTTCTTCTCGCGGCGCTCCGCCACGTCCCGCGCTTCCTCCACGGACATCCCGCCAATGTCCTCGCGGGTATACCCCAGGCCATATAGCTTGTTGCGGGTGCCCTTGTCGAGGAGTTCCTGCCCGGTGACCTCGGTGGGCTTGTCCATGCGCGGGCTGCCCTCGTCCCTAAACTGGGTGGACAACTCCGCTTCGGGGTTGGCGCGGAAACCCAGCCCGGCGCGCTTCACATCCCCGTTGGAGGAGAGGGCTTCCCAGATGTCCTTGGCCTGCTGCTGGGTGAGTTCAACCCCCGGCCCCCCTGCGGCATCCAGATCCTTCTTGGTCAGGATCTTCTTGGGGTCCATGCGAATGACGCGGTTGCGCATCGCCTCGTACTGCAGCGGGGTAAGCCCCGCCGGGGGATTCTGCAGGGTGCCCTGCAGCGGGGTGACGGGGCGCGACACCTCGGTGCCCAGCGTGACGCCCTCGAAGCCGCCCTTGGTCGGAACCCCCGTGGGCTCCCCGATCTGCTGCCGAACTGGGGTGCCAGAGGGCGTACCCACCTGCTTGACGAATACTCCGTCTTCCCCCTGCACTCGGCCAAGGCGGAACTGAGCGTCCACCGGCACATACGATTCCGCCCCTGGAGCATACTGCGCAAGAATATCGATGACATCCTGCTTGGAAGCATCGAGTCCCGCATCCTTGAGGCGCTGCTGCATGACAGGAAGGGAGACGCGCTGGCCCGCCTTAAGCTCCCCAAGGTAGTCCTCGACTTCCTTGCGTACCCACGACTGCAGCTTGGGTGCCCCCTCTGCAACCTGTGCCCCTTCTTCCCTACGGAGATTCAGTACGAGGTTGCGGGCAACATCGGGGCCCATCTGGGCAATCTGGTCTAGCCTATACCCCGCATCCAAAAGGGCATCACGGACATCCTCGGGGACCTGGGCCCTCTCCGTCTGCAGGGGGGTGGCGCGGGACGGGAAATCCCCGAAGCCCAAACCGGCCAGCATCTCCTCGTCGGCCAAGCGCTCCGTGCGCTCCTGAGTGCGTCGCTGGGTCTCGCGCTGCCGCGCCTCGTCGAACTGCTGGCGGAAAGCAGGGTCGCGCAGCAGGGAGGTATCGGCGTTGCCCCGCTGGATGATATCGGCGTCAGAAGCCCGCTGGGCCTCCTCGGCGCGGCGCGCCTCTCCCCGCCGGGTGGCCTCTTGCTCCGCCGCGACCTTCTTGGCTTCCTGGTCCTTCACATACAGGAAGACTTGGTCCTGGACCTCCAGGTCCAATTTGCGCATCTTCTTGAGATACGCCTTGCGCTGCGAGGGCGGGAGGTTCTCCTCGGCGTACTTCTCCGCCGCCTCCAAATCCACTCGGCCTTCATCGGTAAAGGTCACGTTGGGGTTGCTGCGGCGCAGGAGGGAAACGGCATCCCTTTGGAAGTTGGGGCCGGCGGGCGGCTCCTCACCCAAGAGGGCATAGCGCTCCTGCAACTCCGCTTGGCGCTGCTCTTCGGCCTGCTGCTCCCCGCGCATCTCCCCCAACTGGGCGGCCTCGCGGGCCTTTGCCCTTTGCCCCACGAAGCCAGCAGCCGCGCCGGGCACGGCAGTACCGAAGGCACCCTTGAGGGAGGCTTCCGCGATGTCCTTCCAGTTGATGGACTTGTCCGCCAGCGTGGCAACGGCAAGCTGGTCAAGTAGCTCCTGGGTACCCTCGGTGAGACCTTCGAGGGCGGCGGATTCGAGGAGACCACCGATGGCCCCCGCCATGCCCGGCATCCCCTTGAGGAGGCGGCCCGCCAGCACATCGGAGAGCTTCTCCGAGAAGTCGATGCCCCGCGTCTTCTTGATGAGTTGGAGGGGACCCAGTATGTCGAGGGAGGACTTGAGGCCGCCCACCAGTGTCGCCACCTCGGGCCGCATCTCGCCCGTCTCGGTGTAAATTTTGGCGAAGGTCTCCGGCATATTCTGGGCGGCGGAGCCCAGGGCCAACCCGGCCATCTGCCCCCAGTTCCTGCCGATGAGGGCGGGGGCAGCTTCCAGGGCAGCCTTCTCGATGGCAGCGCGCGTACCCGCATCAACGGCGATACCGGCAGCCTCCCGCTTGGCAATCTCCTTGGCGGCAGTTTCGGCAGCGGTGGATGCCACTTTTCCGGCGGCGCGCGACACAGCGGCTCGTCCCACCGTGGAAGCACCTGCGGCCCCCAGGCCCACGCCGGGAATGGCGGCGGTAGCAAGGCTCACCGCGCCCTCGCCCACGCTCTCGCCCAGGAAAGAGAGGAAGGACCCTACATCCTTGATGTCCTCCAGGCCCACCCGGCTGCCCAGCCCAGACTCCTGCAGCTTCTTAAGGCGCTCCTGGTACTCAAGGAGGTTCTTCTGGGCAGCCTCATCGTACCCAAAGGCACTCTGGACAAGGGCGGGCAGCGCCTCCGAGAGGAGCCCCTTGGTGGTTTCCACCCCGGTGGTAATACCACGGGAGATGGCCCCCGGACCCTCGGGGTTCTTGCCCTGCACCCACTCGACGCCATTCCATTCGGCGTTCAGGGCACCAGGTTTGCCCTGGGCCTCCACCCACTGGGAGGTAGCATCATCCCATTCGACCTTGAGCGGAATCGCCATTCGTCACCTGGGGGCAGCAGGAAGAGCCTGGGGAAGTGCCCCCGTCAGCGCAAGTAGGTTACGCCGCGCCGCTTCCCTGACTGCGGGATCCGTCTGCGGGTTGGCAATAATCTCATTGAGCCTGCGGGTCTCCTCGATGCGCTGGGCCTCGCCCGCAACAGACTGACGACCCTCCGCCCCGATGTAGGCACCGCCAGCGCGCTGGGCTGCCGCCCGCAGGATGGGAATGCTCTCAAGGCGCGAGCGCTGCTCCGGCGTCCTCTGGTTCTCGGGGATGCGCTCAAGCTCCCCGCGCTCCCGCTCCAGGTTCTCGACGATCCGGTAGGCTTCGCCGGGTCGCATCTGGTTGCGCTCCGCTTCCCGCTTGAGTTCAAATTCCGCGCGGTCCAGGGCCAGCTTGGCAGCCTGCCGCCCCTCTTCGCTGACGCCCTTCTCGATGAGGAAGCGCAACTGCTGCTCGGCCACATTACGCTGGCGCTCCGCCTGCCCAAGTTCAAGCAGCTTGCCTTCGACTCCCCGCTGGGACTCGTAGCGACGATAGGCTTCCGTCCGTGCCTCCTTCGCCTCCTCGCGCTTGGATGCCCGCTCCTTCTCCTTCTCGCCCCGATACTGCTCGACACCCTTGGCGAGGGGCTCCGAGATGACGTTGAGGCCGCTGCGACCCAACTCCGGCTTGGCCGCCAGGATGCGAAGGCCCGTCTGCAGCATCGTCATGTAGGGGTCGGCCTTGTAGGTCTCCTCGGCCTTGCGCTCCTCGGGCATCCCCTTGAGCATGCGCTCGCGGATCTCCCCCTCGTTGAGGGGCTCCGGCGGCTTGAACGGGGTGAAGCGCAGGGGTGACCCCGCCCCACCGGACAGCAGGCGATCTATATTCGAGCGCCCCAGATCTGGCTGGGTCCTACCCCCCGGAGTGGCGCTTCCGCCCGGCGGCTGCGTGGTATCAGCGATAACCGGAGGCGCGGCATCTCCGCCAAGCGGCGCGGGCCCTCGTGGCGCACGAGCAATACTCTGGGCGATTTCGGCCCCCGACCCCCCGGAAGAAAGCTCGGGGACCACCGGGATCTGGACGGTGCCCTCGGGACGCCCCGAAACCCGCCGCCTGTAAATCTCGTCGCGAATCTGAGATTCGCGGTAGGGGCCGGGACCCCACGACGTGCGAGACCTCTCCAGCATCTCCTGGAGTTCGCTGAGATTGAACGCGGAAAGAGGGCGCGCGGGGGGCTGCCGCTCTCCACCCATGCCACCAAATTCTTCCATGCCGGAATAATCACTCATGTCACGGGGTCTCCAAGCACATTGATGCCGGGCGGGAATGTCCCGACGTTACCATACATCTGCTGGATGTCGTAGATGTCCAAGCTGCCCTTGCGCGTGGGCTGGGAGGCGGCCCCGGAGGGGCGCGACACGCGAAGCTCATCTTCCTTGGCTTCGGTGGCTCGCCGGAAAACGGGATCCTTTGCGCGCACCTGGGTGATGTAGTCGCGCACCTGGCGGGGCAGCTTCCCGTACCAATCCTCGCCATGCACCTGGAGGTGCCGGTCAAGTTTGGCGGGCCCCCAATTGTAGGCGGCGAGTGCCTTGTTGTCGTCGCCGTACTTCTTCTGCATATTCTTGAGGAAGGTGAGGCCGCCCTCGATGTTCTCGTAGGGGTTGTACCGATTGACCTTGAGGTCCTTGGCGGCATCCGCCCCAAGCTGCATGGGACCGTAATACTTGCTGCCCGCCGTGGCCCTGTTGGGAGAATCGCGCGTCTCGTGATAGTACACGCCGTAGAACGGGGAGGATACGTCCCCCCGCGCAAACCTCTCCTCGTAGTACTTGTCGAGTACTTCGTTGGTCGGCATGAATTAGAATCCAGGCAAGCCGAGTGCCGTGGGGCTCATGCGGCTGGCCCAATTGGAAGCAAGACCTGAAGGCGAGCCACCGTACCCCATGAGGTTGTAGATGCTGGCACCAGTGAGGCCGAGGCCTGCAGCAGTCTGCAGCGGGGACATCTGGGGGATGAGGGTCTGCCCCTGCGTCGTGGTGGTGGCACCCGGCTGCGCCCCCCGGAGGAGACTCCCGAGTTGACCAAGCTGGCCCATCCCATACTGCTGGCCCCGCAGGTACTCCTGGAAGGCGAGGTCACGCTGCTGCTGCTCCAACTGGCGCGGGAGAGCCTGGCTCTTCATGATGGCATCTAGGCCACCCAGACCCAACTGCTGCGCCTGCGCGCCCATCTGGGAGAAGAGAGGGGCCGCCTGCAACTGCCGCTGGGCTTCCTGCTGCGCGAGGGCGGTACCGGAGGTGAAGGCCCGCTCTTGCCCCGTCTGCTGGATATCCGCGAGGCGCTGCCCCAGATTCCTTTCAGCTTCGGCTTCTTGCACACCGTAGCGCGCCCCGCCGAAGGCACCCTGCCTGCTGGCCTGGAAGCCCCTCTGGGGCCGCATCTTCTCGTAGTCCCGCACGGCCTCGCGCTTGGCGATATCGGTGACGTACTGAGTGTAGGGGTTCATGTACTGGGAGTAGTCGATATCGCCCACCCCCCGCGAGCCCAATGCGGCACTTTCAAAGCCGGCGGCCAGCCCTGGCATGTAGGCCCCTGCGGCCTGGGGGGCTGCTCCAATGGCCTGCTGCTCCGTGGCGCTAAGTGGGGCAATGCGCTGCGACGGGTCGTAATACTCGTAGGGGGTGGCCCTCACCTCGGCTTCGCCGGCCTCGACGATCCGCTTGAGAGCATCCTCGTACCACGATGGGAACTGCGACGACTGAACGGTCGTAGTGGGCTGCGTCGAGGTGCTGGACTTGCAAAGGAAACCCATCAGAAACCCCTTGAGTAGACGCCGCCCACGCGGGTAAATCCGTGGCGCTCATAGAAGGCATCTTTGCGCACCACGTCCTCCCCATGCACCACTGCCATTAGGAGGGGGAGTTCCCTCATAGTAGCATATTCGAGGGCAGCGCGCAACAGGTGGGAAGCGATGCGTGAGGTGCGCGCACACGGGGCAACATAGAAGACGAGATCCCCCAGGAACTTCCCGTGGGAGTACCAATGTTCTCCCTCCTGGAGGGCGAGGACACCCGCGAGCCTATCCCCCTTGTGGGCAAGGAAGATGCGGCCCCCCTGCAGGCAATCCCCGAGGGCAGCTTCAACCTTGTGCGGGGCAATGGGAGGCAGCCCCACGGGTGCCCCCGCATGCATCTCCACGAGGAGGGCCCCGATGGCGGGGATGTCCCCCTCCTTAGCGACCCTTATCATAGAGCCTCACGAGGTCGCCCACGCTGTAGTTCTTGGGCGGCTGCTTCTCGTGGCCGTAGGCCTTCTTGCGGATTGCCTTGCGCAGCCCGTCGAGCTTGCGGGCACCCGCCTGGTTGTTGCCGTCCCCCAGCGCCGCCACCGTCGCAGCATCGAAGACAAACTCCCCGGAGGACAACCTCGCGGGCCCCTTCCCGTCGATGATGGCAGGCACATCATCATCCATGCCCCCGCTCCCACCGGGGACGTAACCCCCCGCAGCGTACATCCCCGTATCCCCAAGAGTGTCAGCCCCCGGAGTAGAACTGCTCATGCCTCCCATTTGGGAAGCGACACCCTCAAGAGATGCAGAAGCTCGGTCTGCTGCCTCTATAGCGGCTTGAATCTCAGCAGCTTCGTCGATACTCGCACTTCTGATTCCCGAGGAGACGGGCGTCGTAGATATAGCTTGATCCACGAAAGAATAGCCAAGGGGAGTGCCGAACGCCCCAAAAGGGCTGGCGGCATTGACTAAACCTGAGAATGTTTGGCCCGTAGTGAGGCTAGGCTTGCCCTGTTGCGCAAGGGCAGCATCCATTTCACGAGCGTCCAAGTAGGTGCCCAAAGCAGCCCCAGCAAGGGTTCCGATGGGTCCAGCCACCGTTCCGCCTAGTATGCTCAAGGCCTTGCCTGTACCGATATCATTACCGACTGCCGTACCCCCGGCGGTGGTGGGATCGGACTTGTCCGCTTCTCCCGCACTTCCCTCCTGCATTCCCCGAATGACGGAGGAAATGCCGGGGGGCACGGGGGTTTCCTCGCGGGTGGGCTGCGTCCCGTAGATGCCCATGTAGCCGGCATTGCGCGGGGAATAGACGGGCATGGGTTCCAGCGTGCGCGGAGCCTCGGGGGGAAAGTTGTAGGGACTTGTGTAGCCGTAGGCGTAGCTCTGGAAAGGATTCATGTCTTGTCCACCTTTACGAGACCCTTGTCTTGCAGGTCGGAAAGCAACTTCACGAGGGTGTTGGCCACCGCCGTGACGGTAATGTTCCCCAGATCGATGGTGGCGCTAGCTGGGATTGTACCAGAGACAGCGTAGCCTGTCACCCCGGGGCCCGTCACCACCTGGCCGTGGTAGAGGTTGAGGACGCGCACCAACTCACCCCACGCACTCTGGGCATCGGGCTGGAGGGAGAGAGGGGGAAGGGGCAGGAGGGGCTTCATCGCTCACCGTCGGGGGCCACCCGAAAACGCATGGCACCCAAGCGCCACGAGGTGTTGACACCATCCCCGTCGATGCGATAATATGCGTGGCGCCCCCGTATACGCAGGTCGATCTTCTGTGTCTGCGCCGATACGGTGAAGGGCCCCTTCGTGACTTCCTGCGCCGTCGGAGTGTTGGGGTACTTGAGGGTGTGCAGCGTAATTTCGACGTTGCCCGGCATCTCATCCCCATTCCTATCGGAGAAGTCGGGGATGATCCTATCCATGTACATCAGTTCTTGGCCCGCGTCCAGATCGAAGAGATTGCTCTCGATGTAGGATGGGAGGGCCGCTCCGTCGGCATCGTTGCCATACTCATGATAGTAGAGCTTGGTGGCACTGCCGGCATACTCGGCGGCAATGGGGTAGGTGGCGATGCCCTGGTCGATCCACGCCGTGCGCACCATGGTGCCGATTGACCACAGATTCTGCATGTAGTCATAGATGACGTAGGAGTCCACTTCGCCCGAGGTGGTGGGGTAGAACCAGATGACCTCGTTGTAGGAGGTGTTGGAGCCGCAGACGATCTTGTCTAGCTGGGTGCGATCCAGGGCCTCGAAGACGTAGCGCAGCACGTCGCACTTCAGGGGTCGCGCCGCCGCACCATCATACATCATGAAGCGCTCGTCGGCCATCCAGTAGGTGCGGCCCCCCACCTCCGTCATGGCATTCTGGCCCAGCACCCCGCAGTTGGTGCCGATGAGTTGGAACCCGAAGGTATACGGCGGGCCGACCTGCTGCATGCTGTAGAGGTTCTCGTCGGTCCAGATGAGGATTTGGCCCCGGGTGCGCCTTGCTGCCACGATCTTGGAGGCTCCCGAGAGGACCTTGTCGCCCGCCGTGTTGGTTGCCGAGGCCGTCCAATCGTTGATGTCCTCCTGCGAGCACCACCGGATGTAGAGTGGGTTCACTACTGAGGTCAGGGCGTCGGGGCACCCGAAGGAGATGAGGTGCCTATCTTCGGGGCTCACCAGGATCTGCGTATTTTGGGAGGGGGTGGCGGTAACCTGGTAGGCTCGCTTGGCGGTACCCTGCGAGGAATCCCAATAGTAGATGCCGTTGTCGCGGGGGGATGCCACCAGGTCCTCACCCCAATTGTCCATGCTCCAGTAGCGCAGCGGGGCCACGAAGGCTGAAGAGGCGGGAGTACCCCAGCCCTGGCCGCCGCTCCACACGCCCGCGCCCCACCCGAAGCTGGCGGCATTGCTGCCAAACCCGGAAGGATGGATGAAGAAGCCCGTGGCCACGCCGCCCGAGGAAGCAGATGTGGCGGCGGCAGTAACCCCCGTATTGATGGTGAAGCTGTTGGCATCCACCACCGTGATGGAGAAGCCCCCCAGGGGTGCACTGACCGGGTAGATGTTGCCGCCCACCGTGGTGGCCACCGAGGTGAAGTAGAAGTAGTCGCCGGTGGAGTGGCCGTGGGCCGACACTGAAACCGTGATGGTGGTGGAGCCCGCCGAGGTGCTGATGATGTTGGAGGCGGAAACCGAAGTGTCGACGGGGGTGATATAGTAGTACTTGCCGCCGTCCCACACCATGAGGTGGGAGTTGGTGCCCACCGCGAGGTAGGTGGTGCCCGCCAGGTTGACCCACGTGAAGAGGGAGCGGCCCACGCCGGGTACCGTGACGGTGTCCCCCACGCCGTTGATGTTCTGCCACCCACCAATTTTTTCGGGCTGGCCGTAGCGGAACCTTACCTTGTCGGAATCGTACCAGCCGCCCTCGCCCGCGTAGCGGGTAAGCTCCCGGTTGACGCCGGGCCTGGCGGGTGCCGTGATGAGGCGAGGACTACGGGGTGCTTCCGCCACGCTTCTTCTCCAGATAGCCCTGCACCGTCTTGCTCTCGTAGATGCGCAGCGCAGTCCACGCTATGGTGAAGAGGGCGGCGACGGCGGGGAGGAGTCCCGCGAAGGTACCCACCACGGTGGCTACCGAGGCCGTATCCATGAGGTTCTTGGTGGTGTCATCCATGGAGGGACACCCACAGGAGGAGGCCAAGGAGGAAGCCCACGCAGCACTCGGCCCTCTCGGTCCACTTGCCCCCGAGGGGCTTGTTGGCGGCATAGGCCACCATGAAGAGGATGCCGCCCAGCGAGTTGAGGAGGACCCACGGGTTGTACCACGTGAGGGGGGCGATGCACAGGGCGGCCACCGCCACTCCCCACAACGCCAAGTAGAAGTGGTCGCGGCCCTTCTCCTCCAGGCCCATGCTCTTGTCGAAGTAGGGGAGGGTCATCGCCGCGAAGACGAAGGGCCACATCGCCGCCAGGTGCCAATTAAGGTAAGTGAGGGGAGCCACGATGAGGGCGCTGGTGACGATGCGAGTGATGCCCGTGCCCACATGGATGCCCACCATGCTGGTAAGCTGGTTGAGTGCACCGCCGCGCAGCCGCCAGCAGAGTCCGCACCACAACGCATACAGGATAGGGATCATCTTGCCCTCGTATACTTGAATGGAGTCTCGGCAAATGCAGCGAAAACGTAGGTGCCGCCGCTGGCGTTCTTCTCGGGGTCGGTATTGCGGAGCTTGAAGCCGTTTGCGAGGAAATCGACGTTCTGCACCGAGCTAACAGCCTCTGCGTCGGCAGAGTTTGGCTTAAGCCGCGCATCGACCACGTTGAGCGGGTTGCGCGCGTCGTCTTGGATCGACCAGTTCTCCGCGCTGTCCGACCGCTTGATCATCACGAATGCGGGCCTAAAGCCGCACCACACAAACGGACCGTCCGCGCTGGCATTGCCAGTATAGCTACTAAACTTGGAATATCCGTCAATCTCAGCCCACAGATACGCCACAAAAGAAAATGTATTTCCATTTGTTTCGCTGTTAGTTCCAACACTAAAAACGCTGCTAGTTGGTGCGGTACTATTCCACATGGTAGAAGCAGCAGCAAAACCTGCTGTTGAGTTTAAATACATATATCCACTTGCTGGCGAAGCATTTTGATTAACGTGATAGGAGGGCCAGCCGTTTCCTGTATCCAATCTTTTCACGGTCATAAACTTTGGAACCGCGCCCAAAGAATGTGAAATTGTTCGATTAGTTCCATTTCCGGTATAGGTAACAATATCAAATCCCGGCGTTATACCCTTTTTCCAAGCCCAGTCAACATATGTAGCTGTGTTTGTATTAAGTTGAGCCAGAGAACCAACGGTGTAGCCGTTGCTATTGAAAGCCGTCAATCCTGTAGTTTCTGTTGTCTCTCCGGTTGTCGTATTGCTTTCAATTTGTTTTTGAACCCCGCGTACTGAGTCATAAAGCCCATGATCTGTCGCCGCGCTGCGGCTCTTGATCCACACGAGGTCAGGCTGGAAGCCCAGCGAAGACACGCTCGCCGTCGCGCCCGTGCCAGTACGCAACGTGGCGTCCATGTAGAGCGAGGGCTTCTTGATCGTCGGGACGGAGAGGTTCGCGGTGTTCAGCGCCTTGAAGCCGGTGGGCGGGGTGTAGCTGAAGGCGCGCTGGCCGAAGTTCCAAGTGCCAAGATCCGAGCTGTTATAGGCGCTGGACGCGAAGAACATCGCTTGTCCTGAAACCGAAACGCTGGAAAACATCTCGTTGGTTCCGCTCGCAGGATTTCCACTTGCAAACCAAGTGCCGTTTTTCCCGTACCAGAACTTTCCAGCGTCAGCATCGTAGGCAATCATGTGGACATCGGTTGGATCTAGCGTGTTGCCAGAAACATACAGAGTGGCCGTGCTGTTGTAGACCTTGTAGAGGCTGCCACCAGACTCGTAGATAGACCACGAAAGCACGTCGCCATTGCCGAGGAAGCTGGTCGTGATGCCCGCCGATCCGGTCATCAATCCAGCTTGAAGACGACTTGGGGCGCTTTCAGTATCAATCACAAACTCGGCGTACCACTTGCCGGTAGTCATGCCAATCGACGAGCGTATGCGCTCATAAGAGCCGCCGCTTGTGTTAGAAACCCTGAGACCACCGTTTGACGTGGACATGCTTGCGCCCTTGTCCGCCGTGTTCATCACCGCGTAGTTCAGCGTCGGCGTGTCGGTCATCTGGTCGAACGTCGTGCCGCTCGTCACCGAGATACCGCTGGTCGTGAAGTTGTTGCTGTTGCCGCTGGTGTCGTAGCCGATGGTCGTGGTGCTGGCAGCGTCCTTGAACTGAAGGAAGAAGCCGTTGGCCCCGAACGTGCCAGAATACGCTTTCGGCACCCACACGCCTGTGGTGGCATCGGTCTGGCCGAACGACGAGGGCGTCAGGGCTTGGCCGTCGATCATGTAAACGTTGGCGAGGTATCCGTCTAGATACCAGCCGTTCACCGTGTCTTGCATGATCCTGTATGCAGTAGACGCGGCATTCAGATAGGTATTGGAGTTCAGCGATGGGTACGCTCCAGAATTGTACGTCATCGCGACGCCGTTCCAATACACCTTCACCCTGTCCGATGAC